GTTTTGGGTGAGGTGGTAAGAGGTGGTAATGCCATGATTCCACTGGGATATTACCACCTCTTACTACCTTACCACCTAAAGTGAGATTCTATAGAGAATGAGGGAATAGAGAGGTAGTAGGTAACATACCCGAGTACACACATACGCAACGTCGTATTTGCTTGTGGTGGTTTTCTATAGGATGTGGGTGGGGGGGGTGGAGGTGGTACGAGGTGGTAATCTTATTGATATTGCTGTGTTTTTTTCAGGCTTGAGGTGGTAATACCCCAAAAGGTGGTAAGACCCCATGTCTGACCGGACCGCAGCGGTGGTGCGTGAGTTGGTGCGCTACCTGGAGGGCGATGAGCCGGCACTGGCGTTGCTGCATCGGGTGCTGTGCGACCTGGATTCGACCCTGTGCCCGCTGATCCCGCCCCCGCCAGCGCTTCCGCGCCCCTCTTTGGCGGGGGGTGGGGGGGAGGCACCGCCAGCGGGGCGGTGGGACGGCTAACGCGCGTCCACCAGCACCCGGCGCGGCAGGGTCTTCAGCACCAGCTCGACATACCGCGGCACGGCATCCTGCTTGCACCAGCGCACCACTTGGCGGGGGGATACGGCGATGTGCTCGGCAAATTCCCGCTGGGTGCGCCCGCGTTCGGCGATCGCAGCCCGCAGTTCACGCCCGGTCATCCGAACCGCGCTTCCAGCCGGTCAGCCACGGCGGTCACCGGCGCCATCAGCGGTTCCAGGTTGGTGGTGTAGTCACAGATCACGTCCCAGCCGTCGTTGCCGTAAATCAGCCGCACCCAGCCGAACCGGTGCGTCTGGCCGGCGGCGTGGATGTGCAGGTAATCCTCGTCGGTGGTCATCACCGCGGCCATGATCCGGCCGACGTCAGTGCAGCGCCGTTCGGTAATTTCCTCCCCGTCGTTGACCGAGATGGCATAGCCCGCGGCCAGGGCCGACTGGACAAGGCGCTTGATCACCTGCCGTTCGATCGACATGCGCAGGGCGGTGTCGGGATGGTAGTTGCGAGTCATGGCGTCGGGTCCCCCTGTTGGTTTGTATTCACCGCGCTGGCTGCCAGGGCGGCTTCGTCCAAGATCCAGGTGCTGGCCCCATGGCGCATCGCCCGGCGTAGTTTGATCAGGCTGGAGTCGTGGCCAGCGGCCCAGGCATTCGCCGCGCGCATCCCGTGCTGGGGTGTCGTGGCGTGGGCGATGACGATTTCCTGCCCAGCCACTTCGATGGTGACGCGCCACTCGCCGTCGTCGACCTGCCACACGCTCAAAAAATGCCCCGCGTTGATGGTGCTGTACGTGTCGCACTCCAGGCGTATGGAGCGGACCCACACGCAGGGCTGCCCAGGGAGGTTGCAGGCGGCCACTTGGGCATCTATCCCTGCCCTGTGGTCAGCCGGCGTCGGCAAGCCTCTGGCGACCCCTTGCAGGCCCCGCACGCGGGTGTCTGGTTTTCTGGGTTTGGGTTTGGGTTTGGTCATTTCAGCACCCAGGTGATCAGGGCGATTAGGCCAGTAGCCACCGCCAGCCCCGCACCGAACGCCGCCGACATGGCTTTGACCGGTTCCCACCGGCGTTGCTCGTCCTTCAGGGCGGTGTCAGCGGACTTGTTCGCAATATCTGCCATCATAAGCCTGCCTTTCAGGTCGCGTTCTTCGTCGTCAGTCACTGGAAGGTCTTGACCAACAGCGTTGCGGTCATCGCGATGTTCAGTCCGACCAGTGCCATCAGCACGGCCAACTTGGTCTCGACCCCGGTCAGCCGGTCCATAGCTCGCCTCCCATCGGTTGGCAGGGGGACGCAGGGTCCCCCCACTGGTGACACCTAGTCGGTTTCGTCGTCGTCATCAAGGTGTTCGCTGTCCCAGGCCGCTACCACCGCGTCAGGCAACTCGCCGGGCTCATCAGGCACGTCCGCACGGCACAGTTTCGCCAGTTTGGCCTTTGCCGCGGCCAGTGCATCCGGTAACAGCTCGTTGGCGACCTCGGTCAGATACTTGTTCTCGCTGTCGGGGTAGTTGCACTCAACGCGCCAGAGCGCATGGTCATACTTGCCGGTCAGATTGACGCCGGCCCGGCTGACGACAACGGCGATCCCGCAATACCACCACTCGTCCGCGCACCATGCGCGCATAGCCTCGAAGTCGCGTGCAACAGCCCGTTCCGCGCGCTGTCCAGGCGTGCCACCATAGGGCGGCGCGTCCCACCCCTCTTTCTTGGCCTGGATGATCGCAGCCTCCCAGTCGTAGTAACGTCGGCTGCCGTGGTCTTCGTTTAGCACCCGCTCGCCAGGGCGTTTGGCGCGACTGGTGCATTTGCTGACGGGTCCGTGCCCGTCTTCCTCCTTCCATGGCGGAGTGCTGTCGTCGTCCTGGTAGATCCGCGCGACGCAGGTGTAGCCGTCGACCCTGCACTTGATCGCGTCGCCCGGCGTCACGTCGGCGTCAAACCCTTTGGTGAACATTTTAGCCCCCCCATTTTGCTTCGATGGTGATCGTGTCGCCCGCGGCCAGGATCGCCCGCTCAGTCTCCAGCCAGCTGATCAGCTGCAGCCGCAGCCCGTCCTGATCGTCCGCGTTCACATGCACGACCACCGAGTCCAGCTCGCCCCCCAGTCCACTCAGCGTAATTTTGTATGTCAGCATTTCGCGCCTCCTATAGCTGCGGTTTCGACCCCATCGGTCGGAGATACCGGCGGGTCATGCCCCAGTATCCCCGACTGGTGGCGGTCAGTCGAAGGGCAGGCATCCCGCGGGAAGGGGCGGGTTCACATAGAACAGCTCATTCATTTTCACACATTCTGCTTGCACAACGGGGTGCCAAACCCCGTCGATCGGGTCCAGACGCTTGTAATTCTCCCGCGCCCACTGGCGCATTTCGGTTTCCTCTGCCAACGTCAGGCGTTTGAATAGTTGCGGCATGGTCATTCCCCCCTCATAAGCCGGTTGATCTTGTGGCGGTTGTAGGCTTGATTACGCGCAATCTGTGCCTTGTCTTGCTTGCCGGTTCCGTTGCAGGAATGGCACGGTCCCGAATGCACCGGCTTTCCGTTGATCGTGCCACCCCAGCAATACAGACCGGTGCCCCTACATTTGGGGCACCTCCCAGGCTGGTCCGCGGGTTCCGATAGATCATACATTTGTCAGTCCCCCCATGGCGCGGACTGGTAGCCGGGAAGGGAAGTCACCACCACGCCAGCGATAACGCCACAAGCCTCTTCTAGCGCCTTGAAAAGCGGTGTTTTTGGCACGTCACCTTCAGAGCACTGATAACTGAGGCAATGCATTGCCTTCAGGCAGATAACCAACTCGGCTTCGCGCATCGGCCGCCTGAAATTACCGAAATAGTAAGTCGTCGGCATCATCTCGCATCCCTGCCATCCCGGCATGTTGTCCGGGTCGGTGCGACAGTCCGGGTAGCGCTGCATAATCGCCTCGATATTCATGGCGTACAGCGCGCGTCCGATAGCTCGCGCATTGGTGCCGATAGCGGTATCGAAATCGCCAAACCGGCGTATGTGACCACTGCACACAATGGCTCGCACAACCCTATTCATCGTGTCTTCACCAACAACGAACGCAGACATGACTATTCCCCCTTGATTTCAAACATGACCACCGGCGCGCGGACTGCGGCATCCATGAACCGACGCATGTCGAACTGCGGGTTCGTGTTCAACAGCTCCGATGCAATCGCGCGTGACACATCGTCGACGATCGCGACGCTGGCACTGTCCCACTTGCGCGCCCGCACACTCGCCAGTGCTTGGGCCAGCATCTCATAATCCTTCTTGCTCATTGGTCTGTCCCCCCGCGAATGACGGTGCTGATGTGGCCGGTTGCAGGGTCGAACTCGCGTCGGTCACCCACGCCCCCCATGTTGCGCCCGTCCCGGTCACGCATCTGCTTGACGCGCACCACGTAGACGCGGCCCTGGTCGTCATGGTCGACCTTGAATGACCGCATGGTGTCGCCAAAGAACTTCATGGTGTCGCGACTGAAAAAGTACTGACCGGCCGCGGTGTTAGCCTCTTTGATTTCTGCGAGCGTCCACTTTTTACTGTTCATAACAAGGCCCCCTGATGATCGGTGGCGGCGCCCATTGCTCCGCCACCTCAGCCGCATCGCGCTAGTCCATCCAGGCAACGACATACAAATAGCCATACGATTTCTTCGCGCTGGCGTAGGCGTGGAACGGTGCTGCGTGGAATGTGAACAGCACGTCATCGCCGGGGTCGACGTAGCCGATGCCGCGGCTTGAATGGCGTCCCTGCGGATAGGCTTTGGACGTCCGGCGCGGCTCACTGTGCAGCCACTTTGCCAACGGCCCGCGTAGCCACTTGGCGAACGCTGCCGGCACTGGCCCAGGTGTCATCTGGCACCGGTCAGACACGACGTCGACGCTCTGTTGATACCCTCGGCCCCCCAGGATGGCGCGGCATCCCCAGGCCACCCGCGCCTCGGCTGGCACGGGAAGCCCGAACCATTGGCCTGTAACTGTCGCTTCGCTCATCGTGTCGTCTCCTTCGGTTGATTGGTTAGCCGACGACTACATACGCGATATGCGACATCATGTCATGTGACAACGGACACACAGTCATGTGTTGCACGACACTGTGACCATTGGCCTTCAATTCCGTGGCGTGATCGGACGCATTTGGGGTAATGGGTTAGAAATGCGAACGATCAGAACCAGTCAAATCCGTGCTGCTTTTTTGGACACGCTGGGCAAAACCGGCAACGTGACTTTGACGTGTGACATTCACGCGTTGCACCGACCGGCCATTTACGCTTGGCGCAATGAGGATGCCGGTTTCGCTGCTGACTGGGAGGCGGCCCTGGTGCTTGGCACTGAGGCACTAGAGGACGAAGCCCAGCGTCGCGCTATGAAGTCCTCGGACCTGCTGATGATTTTCCTTTTGAAAGGCTTGAAGCCTGACAAATACCGCGAGCGCTCAACCGTGGACGTCACCCACCGCGCCGGGGACTTGCGCAACGTGCCGATCGACGAACTGCGCCGCCGGCTTGACCAGCTGCGCCGCGAGCAGGACCGACCGAACCCGGCCGAACCGCCTGAGTTGCTGTTGATCGAAGGCAGCCTATCCGATGCGAAGCCGGAACAAAATGGCTGATCCGTTACGCTATCGGCTACACGCGATATTCAGAGTTATCGCGTGTAGATCGCTGAGACCGGCCATCTACCGTGGTACGCGCGCGCCGCGTCCGCTGTCCGTCCGCTGTACGCCAGGGAGGGGGGGGCGGGGGTCTTTATGGGCAGCAGGGTGGCGGCGCCCGGCATCATCGGCATCGCCCAGGCCCCGCGGCACCCCCCCCGCCCCCACTGCCTGGACGCGTTCTGTTTTCTCGGGACGGTCTCCGCGTGCCTACAAATTTTTCAGAAAAATTTTGTAGTAATTCAACCTCGTATCAACCAAGGCACGACCAACCCCCCAAAACCCCCAGAAAACCTCTAGCCTAGTTACAAAACCCGTCCTACTGTTGGTTTGGCTTATGCCAATGGGGGGCTACGATCGGATGCCAAAGGACCCTGAACAACAGGTGCTATTTGCATTTGTGCCGGCCGACAAGTCGGCGGATGGCGTGCCTTTGATTGCTTTTCTGATGCCTGAGCCGTCCTGGGGGTACATGGCTGAAGGTCTGGCGCACGAGTTCGATCTGACCAACGTCGGGCTGCCGTTACGGATCGTCATTGGGCGCACGCCGACACGGGAAGCGGGGCTGGATCTCTTACGCGCCGCGAACGGTGGACCGTTGACCGACATCAATTTTGTTCTTGATGTCGATTTGTCATTTGATCAGGCGCGAAAGTGAAGGCTCGTTTTTATGCGTCAGACTCTGCCCAGGGATTTGAGGGACTTTACCGCCCGGCGCTGGCTGCTGCGTTGGCGGAGACGGGTGAGCAGACGCAGGCGTTTCTCCAGCCGGCGATGGTGCGGCTTTGTCAGACGATTGATCAGCTTTGTGTTTCCGCCGCGCTCAAGGTCGGCGACCGGACTGTCGTCTGTCACGGGCCGCCGGCCATCCAGGGGGCACGATTCCTTATTTGTGCGGCCACCCCGCATTCGGGGATCGTGATCGAGGCCAAGAGGTGGGCGCCGCCGGTGCCGATGCCGGCGCGGGCTCGGGTGTCGAGTTGGGCGGGTGTGATTGAGTTTGTTGATGAGGGTGCGGGGGATGGGGTTGCGTTTGCGGTTTCGACACGCCTGGGTGCGGCTGGGATAGTCCGCTGCGAGGACCAGCTGGCGTTGATCCGTGAGTCTGGGATGACGCCGTGTGTGGCGGTTCTGGCGCGTCGGGACGGCGGGCGGATGGCGGGTGCGATGATGCCCTTGGCGTTGCCGCCGTCCCTGGAGGAGCAGGTTGCCTTTGTGCAGACGGGTGGGGGGATTGCCAGTGAGTGAGGTGCCCGAGGACCAGCTGGCGGCGCACCGGCTGCTGCTGCGGAATGCAACGACTACGGTGCGTTCTCTGGAGGTGGGGTTAGCGCAGTTTTATGCGGCGATGACTCTGATCCGGTGGAACATCCAGATTATGGAGGACTCGATTCGCGAGAGGGGAGCGGAGTGATGGCGGCCGATTCGCAGGTGTTGAGGGATCTGATTTTGGAGGCTTCGCTGGCTCGGATGCGATTAATCGCGGTTTCGGCGACGATGTTGGCCGACGCGCTTGATAACGATCCCGCGACCAGATTGGACGACGAGCTGGGGCGTTTGTTGCGTGAGAAGCTGGCCGCGGTTCGCCGCCAGCTGCCGCGCCTGGAGGCCAGCATTGCCGGCGCCGAGGCGTCGATTGAGGGGGGAAGTCACTGATGAACAACGCAAAAATACTCGCCAACGCGGTGCTGTTGTTCTGGCAGGGTGGCCCCTGGACGGCGATTGAGCAGGCGGAATGGGAGCGTTTGACGGGCACGCGGGACGCCACTTCGCGCACCCTTTGCCTCCTGTCGCGCCGGGTTCTGGACCCTGACAACGCAGAAAATCGCATCAAATTAGGAGAAACCCCCTTGATGCAACAACCGGTGCTTGGATAGCTTTGCTGATCGCGATCCCGCGATAACTAACCGAATTTGAGGTTGGTCCCCCGCACTGAAAAGCAGACCGAAAAGCACAAAAAGCCCGACCTACCCAGCAGAACCGGAGACCACCCAAAAAAGCAAAGCAGATTCTGATGAATCTCTAACGCCCTCGACAAGCGAGAGATTCCCAGATCACCGGTGGTTTCGCAAGCCCCCTTGGGGGTGCTGGAGGGGTGTGCTCACGGCCTTGTGAGGGTGATCGACTTCATGGTGGAGAAAAGCCGTGAAGACGACCCGCCGTAAGCGCACCAATGCCCAGGTCAAAGCCCGCCGGATTGCCAACCGGATACACGGCCTGCCCGACTCGCTGCCGATGACCAAGGGGATCGCCCACGCGCTGATCGTCTATGCGATCGAACTCAGCGCCAAGCTGCGTGAGCCTGGGCAGCACCCGCCCGGCCCTCTGACGCGCACCGGGGTCAACGTGCTTCGGGCGCTGATCAAATTTGCCAGCAAGACGACCGGCAACTGCTTCCCCAGCTACGCCGCCATCGCCAAGGAGGCCAGATGTGCCGCCTCGACGGTTGGGCTGGCGATCATCGTCCTGGAGGAATTGGGGGTGATCAAGGTCATCAACCGGACCCGCGTCGACCGGGGCAAAAACCTAACCACCTCGAATGCCTACACTTTTCGTCCGATGGTGCCGCTCACCGAAAGTCGGCGAGGAATCCAGTACAACAAAGATTCAAGTACTCTTATGCAGCCGCCGGTCGCGGCTCGCCCTGTGGATAACGGGGATAACCCGGACAGGAAACGGCTTGAGCAGTGTTTCCAGCGTTGGGGTGCGGCAGTATACGCGCCTGGAGACCGCATGACCGTCTGAGAAGACGGCTTTCCAAGGGGGCCACATTTATGAAACGACAAAAACTGGGGCGCAAGTCGCCTCCGAAAGCAAGCAGCCATGCGTGGCGGAACCAGTGGATGGGGCGAAGCTGCGTCGTCCATAGAGCACGTCCGCTACGCAGAACCAATGACCGGGCGCGGCCGACCCAAATGTCATTGTGGTTGTGACCGAAGTGCATCTCATCGGGGTATGGCGAACGGCATCTGTCTGACATCTGGGTGTGAACTGTCGATCCGGCGATGGATCAAAAACCCGATGGCGGATTTGCGCCGGCATGAGGCGAGCCGTGACCCGCGCGTGGATGTTCCGTGGAACAAACTCGATGACGATGGAAAATGGGCGAAGCTCAATTTCCGCGTCGAACAACGATGGGACATCCCGGCGACTTGGGTGAAATGGCTACTTGGGAGAATGCAGAATGTCTGACCCCGTATCCAAGACCACCAAGAAGAACTGCAATGGCTCTTGAGCCCGGCGTGTTGAAAGCAGCTCTACTATGGGCCAGGAACCACATCGAGCTTGGCGTAAAGCCAGAACTGAAAGACGCGATCGTTCAGCGGCTTGACGACCTGCTCGCAAATCACAATCCCACGCTCGCGGACATGGCAATGTTCCGCGAGTTCTACCCGCCCCCGCGCCGGTATGAGGGGGATGTCGGCGATGTCTGAAACCACCAGCAGCAAGCCCGATCCTGTCCAACGTCTACTACATCTCAGGGCCGTCATGGTCCGGATGGCTCACGAAGTAGAGGCGGCGGCCGATCATGTGACAGGCAAGGGTGCTCCGCGTGCTCGGGCCATCGTCTCTGGCGTGGCCAGACAGATCCGTGGCGCAGCCATGGCACCCGACATGGTTGAGGCGTGCAAGAGATGATCGAGCGAACCACCACCGACATCCCTTCGACGACCAACCCGGCATGCCCGCGCTGTGGACGCTCTGAAGGGCACCGAACCGGCTGCGATTGGATCGATGGTAAATTGCAAGCTACTAGCTTAGCCGCCCGCGATGCTATCGCGTACTGCCTACTGATGGGGCGAGGCATGTACTCGTCACCGGAGGATTGGGCCGACGCCGTGCTGAAGCGGTTAGCTCACGAAGGCTTTGCCGTCGTCCGTCAGGAGGCTTCATCTAATGGCCGCTAAATCGGACGCCGATCAACGCCGCGCTGAAGGAAGGCGCAGATAATGTCTGACCCGATCAAGACGACCAGTGGCGACCTGGACAAAGCGATCGGCGACACGATCACATCCCTCGTCGGTCGCTTCGATGACGAGCTTTATGCCCTATCCGAATCTGACCTTACCGCACAGTGGTATTTCAAATGGGACGAACGCGGAAGCATCGCATGGAATATCTACCAGTTCAGCGACATGCTGGAAATGCACAAGCGCCGATGCCGGCGATGGGAGACACATCACCACGGGTCCATGTGTGTCGTTGAGCGCGTGCGGGACAAATACCTGATGCCGCGTATCAAGGAATTTGCGGCAGAGATGAGCAAGCGGAGCGCAGAAACTCATGGCTGAAATCCCAACCACCGATGTCGACGCCTATCGCGAACAGATCATCGCATGGCTAGCGCGGAAAGAGCGCAAGTGGCGCGAGACCTGCAAGGTAGCGACCGGAGCGGCGAGTGATGCCGCCTCCTTTTATGCAGCCGCCTACTCACACGCCATACAAGGCATTCTTGATCGCGAGCCAGAAAAGCGCTCGGCAATGGAGGCGTGCCTGACGGCTAGCCGGCTGTGTCTCGCGACATGACCAGGGCAGACATTCTACACGCGGTCTGCGATCCGCTCGTGATCTTTGCGTTGGCGCTGATTGTCGGCGGCTGCGCCGGGTCATCAAACGGCTCATTTGTGATGTTCGTCGGCATCGGCCTAGCGGCGGGCCGATTATCGCGCTTGATCGGGTAGTCATGACTCCAAAACCGAACGTCAATGAGATCATCAAGCGCCTGCACGAGATGGTCGATAACTTTGAGCCGACGCTGCAATTCTCGTTGGACAACGGGATGTTCCAGGTTGCCAGGGTGACATTCTCAAGCACCGCCACAGGCAAGCCGGCGTACACCTTGGTGGTGGGCTTCGATGAACCGGATCACGATATTTCGGACAGGGACGAATGAACACCACCAAAATAACCGCCGCGATCCGGATAGGCTGCGATGCGGCAAACGTTCATCTCGCGTGCAGCTATCCCGAGTGCGCCTGCAAGACCGTCCCTGCCGCCGTCAAAGCGGCCGTCACGTTTGCGATCCGCGACGCTGCGAGGGTGATCCGCCATGCCTGACCATATCGCAGAGCGTCGACGCTTTCGGCCATGCGACTGGATCAACACCAAGACCATGCAGCCGATTTATGCCATCCAGGCACGGGTCGGGAAGAACGGCTGGGCGCATATTTTCAAGGACGGCAAGCCGATGTTCTTTGACCGAGAGGCCGACCGGGACGCGAAGCTGAAGGAACTCGCGGCAACAGAGGCTGTAAATGAAAAAGCGTGAAGCGGAAACCACCAAGTTGACCAGCTTTGAGACTGGAATTCTATCGGCGGATGAATTCGTGCGGGCGATCCTATTTCTCTACAGCGGCGCCCCGGATGATGAGGTTCTGTCGATCGGCCACTGGAACACGCCAGAGCCTGATCCAGACAAGATGACCATCAACACACTGCCGAGGTTCCAATCTGGGCTGCGCGTCACCGTAGGCCAGTTGAAGGGTATGAAAAATGTCTGACCACGCATCCAAGACCACCAAGCGCCGCTGCTCATGCTGCGGAGAGGTATTCTCCGGCCCGCACGACTGTGGCAAAGCCATAGAAGCACGCGCGTTGTTCGAGGCAGCTAAGCGCGCGAATAACCCGGACAGTGGGATCGTCTTGGCTGACTTGGCCTACCAAGCTGCGAAGGATGCAGAAAATGTCTGACCAAATCACAACCACCGTTTAGGGGACCTCAAATGAGCAAGGACCAGCCGACCCATTCGCCAGCGTGGCTCTACGGCGATAGGATCATTACGCGAAACGCCGATGGCGGGACATCTGGGTGGACTGCGGCCGAGGCGGAGAAATTGTCGCGGGCGGTGATCGCGGCGCTCTACCGTCTCGCCACAAAGGAGGGCGCAACTGATGTCCACTAAATCCGATACCACCGTTTACATGACCGCCTCCAGGGCGGCGCGGATCGGCCTGCGCAGATCCTGCCAGCCGGTGTCCTCGAACTGCTGCCAGTCGGCGGATCGGTAGTCGATCGGCTCAAAATCCTTGAACGTCTCCTGCACCGCACGGACGTAGGCCCGTGCCGCCAGCTCCACCATCGCGTCGGTTATCACAGCGGGCTTGGTTCCCATGGCTCCCCCAGTGCCGCGCCCATCAGCCGGTCGGCTGCCAGCTCCAGGGTCGCCGCTTTCCGCAGCCACTTTGCCCCATCGTCGCCGATGTGTTCCATAGCATCCGCACGGGCGCGGAACGCGATGGCGGTGGCGCGCATTTCGATCGACCGGCTCCACAGCGTCCAGGCGACCAGCGCGACATCGCCGGCCTCCAGCAGCTTGGCCAGCTTGGGCATGCCGGCGTACGGGTCGCTCGGCATGGGGATGGGTTTTGGATTGTCGGTCATGCAGGGTCTGCTTCAGAGCACCAATTCAGCATTTCCAGGTAGCACCCGCACCGTTCTTTCTCCCGGCATTCTGCGCCGGTCACGTCACATTGGTTATCGCTCTGAACCAGTCGCATGAACCCCGCCAAAAGCGTTTCTACCGAGAGACGGACATCACTCATGACGGCAAAGCGAACTTGCCGCGCCATGTCTGCCACGCGCGCGACACCGCGCCGGTGCCGGGATAAAGGTCAACCAATTCATCATCAGGACAGGCGCCCACCATCTCGAATGCCCAGTGGCAGACCGCCTCTGGTTTTGCGCCGGTCAGGCCACGTTTGAGGGTGATGCTTTCCTGTATCCAGTCCCGCATCACCAAGCGCTTGCTTACCACCGGCTTGCGTGCGGGCTTCACAATCACCGGTTCCCAGGCATAGGCGACGCTGACGTTCTTCTTGAACGCCGCGAAACCCTTCACCCAGGACATCCACCGCGCGCCGGCTGCCTCGACCATCGGGGCCAAAACCGCCATTGACCGCGCCGTTGCTGATGCGTGAAGCACCCAGCCGTCATACTCGTTTTCCAGGCGCGCGATCAACGCAACATGATCCACTTCGCCGGCAAAGTCCGGGTGGCCGCCATAGAGATGGGCCGAGCCAATGTATGGTGGATCTGCATACCCGAGGCGCATCGCGATCAACCCGTTGTTCAATGCCGCCGTCTCCCCCGTGTGGTCAGCGCAAACGCCAGGACCAAGCCGACCACTAACCAGACCAGCGTGAAAATGCAAAACATCCAGGCGTAGTCTGACATTTCAGAACATTCCAAAATGCCGCAGCACGGCCTGGGTCGGCTTTCGGAAGCGGATATAGTTGATCGCGCGACCGGGCAGTTCCGCCAGATAACCGGCGACCAGCGTTGCCTGCCACACCACCATCACGAATATCGCGACACAGACACAACGACGCCGATCCGAGACCCAGGTCTGCACGGCACTTGCCCCCAATGTCATGAAATTGAGCGCCCGTTTTTGCTTTCGTGCAATGATGTTTGATGGTCGATTTCGTGTCCCAGTCTGCGCCAAGCGCCATCCGCGCCGAGATTCTGGTGCGCGAGGCTTTGGCGTGGTCGGAATACAAATTAGAGTGCGAGCGCAGCCTGCCGGCGTTCCTCCGCCGGGCGTGGCCTTACTTTGACAGTTCGACTTTCGTCCCTGGCTGGCACCTGGACGCCATCGCCGAACATTTGCAGGCAGTTACGGACGGGCGGATCAAGCGGCTGGTGATCAACATCCCGCCCCGGTTCGGCAAGACCAACTTGGTCGCCATCGCGTGGCCGGTGTGGACCTGGATACTGGCGACCGACCCGGATTTCCCGCTGCACGGGCCGGGCGTTCGTTTCCTGTGCGCCAGCTACGGTGCCAACAAAGCCGAAGGCGATGGGGTCACCGCGCGGCGGCTGATCGGCACCGAATGGTTCCAGGAGCGATGGGGCCAGCGGGTGGTGATCGCCAAGGACCGCGACAACCAAAGTCAGTACGACACCCTGGCCGGTGGCAGCCGGATCTCCACCGGCATCCCCGAAAGCCTGGGCAAAGGCGGCGCCATCCGGCTGATCGATGATCCGCACAAGACCGACGAGGTGGAAAGCGATCTGGTGCGATCCGCGGTGATCCGCGCCTACGACGAGGTATGGCGGACCCGCAGCAACGATCCGGTGTTCGGCGCCGAGGTGATCGTGATGCAGCGGCTGAATGAGGGCGACCTGTCCGGCCACCTGCTGGAAGAGAACGACCCGAACCTCGTCCATCTGATGTTGCCGTTGGAGTACGACAGCCGGCGGCACTGTCACACCGGCCTGGGCTTTGACGACCCGCGTCGCGTCGACGGCGAGTTGCTATGGCCCGAGCGGTTCAACAGCGGCTGGGCGGCCAAGCAGCGGCGTTTGGTCGGTCCCCATGCCTGGGCCGGACAGTATCAGCAGATCCCGACGATGCGCGGTGGTGGGATCGTGCTGCGGGAGTGGTGGCTGGCGTGGCCGCCGGTCGGGCAGGAAGACAGCTGGGAGCGGGATTTCCAGGAAGGCCAGCGGACCGTGCGCCGGGTGATCTATCCATCGCTGGATTACGTGCTGGTGGCGGCCGACACGGCGTACACCGAGAAGGAAGAGAACGACTGGTCGGCCTGCACGGTCTGGGGCGTGTTCCAGGACACGGCCAGGAACCCCAAGATCATTCTTTTAGAGGCATGGCGTGAGCGCATGGAGATGCGGGCGCTGGTGCTGAAGCTGCTGGACACCGCGCGGCGGCGGAAGGCCGACGGGGTGCTGATCGAGTCCAAGGCGTCCGGTCTGTCGGTGATGCAGGAGATGCGCCGGTTGATGCGCGCCGAGGAATTCACCATTTTCGCGGACGTGCCGAAGGGCGACAAGATCGCCCGGCTGCATGCGGCGTCGCCGGCTTTCTCGGCCGGGCTGATTTATGCGCCGACCCGGAAATGGGCGGACATGGTGATTGATGAAGTCGCGACGTTCCCGCGGTCGCGCTGGAAGGACCTGACCGACACCGTGTCGGCGGCGGTCAAGAAGCTGCGCGACATGGGGCTGCTGCAGCATACTGCGGAAGTCCAGGCGGAGCGCGACGATGCAGTGTTGTTTCACGGTAACGAGCAGACCGTCCGCGAAGAGTACGGGGTCTGATTCCGATTCGTCACATGGCCGATGATTGGGTGACCGATTGCCGCGCCGCGCATGGTAGGGTGCTGACCGGCAATTCGGCGCATTGGTGTCCCGACTGGGATTTCCTGCCGATCGACGAGACGGTGATTGAGTTTGAGAGCTGCGCCTGCTTTCCCAGGGGAGAGCGGAGCGACCAGATGGAGCGCGACCGAGCCTGAGCAAATCCGTGTAGGCCCCCCCTGATGCGGACGACCGACAGGATTGGTGTCAGCGTAAAGCCAGCCGATAGGCAACCTTGTTGTGGGGTGCGGTGGGGCGAACCATGCCGGGGGCGGTGAAATCCCGCCCAGCTGCGATCAACAGGAGGGTTGGCGGTGGTAAAAGATTACAGGCCGGTCGGCACCAACAACGCCTATTATGGCTATGGACCTTCTCCGCAATACCTGAATCCGCCGGTGCAGGCCCAGGGCAAATTCGACTACGATGCCGCGGTGCGGCAGTGGATGAAGGTGATGGGTGCGACCGGTTATCCAGGTGGTCCGTTGCTGATCCCCGACGCGCCCGAGCAGCCTGAGAAAAGCCTAGAGGACCGTGTTGAGCGGGTCTGTGGTGACCTGACCAACAACCGCGTGCCGCCGGTGCTGGTCGACCGGCTGGCGGATGCGGCGACGAAAAGCCAGCGCGATCGGAAGTTGTTTCGCGCTACAAGGTGATCACGGCCCGTGCCGCGTGCCATCATCCGGCCCCATCCAGAAGTTATTCCAGCGATCCCATAGCCAGTTCCGCACGGCAATGGCGGTATCGCCGACCAGCAGCACGCAGCCCACCAGAATAGCGACGATCGTCCCCGCCAATGTCAGCGACTCAGCGGCGATCGTCTTGGCCTTGCTTATAGCCACGGCACTCTGTTCTCCAGTTCGATGGGGTATGTCTCGAAATAGGCGGCGATGATCGCGGCAACGTCGGCCAAGCGCACGGGCAATTCTGGCATCGCGCCGAGCTGGGCTGCGGTGCCCGGCACCGATCCGCAACAGATCTCCAGCGCCTGGGCGCGGCTGTATCGCCCGGCGTCTGAAACCTTTTGCACGTAGCCGTTGCGGCCCGGTCCCCACCAGCCGCCGTGTTCGTGTGACCAGACCAGATAGACATCCGCATCGTTCATCCGGGCACTCCCGGCCTGACGGCCATGAATGACTTGGTGAAGCCGAACACCCGCTCGCCGACGATTTGCGCGTCGGGGAAAACGTGCCGCATCTGCCACGCGGTCAGCAGGCGCACCTCTTGCACAAACTCATGCGCGCGATCGACGCCGACCTGGGGAAATTGCCCCATCGCGCGGCGGTTGACCATCCGCACCCGCACCGGTTCGGGCAGCCACTGAAAACCCACCGCGCCAAAATGCGGCTCGATTGGAAACCAGAAATTCGGCGTCTGGACGAAATATGCGGGCGCCAATCGACGGACATTGCGGCCAAAGGCCAACACCCGTTGCCAGTCCCCGACGTGTTCTATAACCGAATTGGAATGCACGATCTCAAATGAGTGGTCGATATGGTCCGCCAGATCGCAGCAGTCGCCGCCGGCCACGGTGTAAAGCGTCGGGTCGGGCAGAGAGCGTGGGGACAACCGGCTATAATCGAGGTTGATCAGCGTGAGATGCACACTATTCTGGCGCAGGAAAGTCTCGCCGAACGTTTTCCAGTAGCCGATTTCGCCACCCATATCGAGGATGCGAACCGTATTCCCACAATTCCGCTCGGCCGCCTCCCTAATCAGGCGCTTCAGCACCACACTGCGGCGTTGTCGCATTCGCGATCCCCAGGAATTCGGGTTTTCGTAGTCCGTCAGTCGGCGGATCAGGCTCACAATACGATTTCCCCCCAGCAATGACGTGGTTATGACACCGACTCAACCGCGACCAAAGGGGGGTACGGCTGCCAGGGGTCGTACCTCCCCCAAAAACGAATTGGCGCTGCAGGCCAGGGAGGCGCGCGCGCGCATGGCATTCTTCGACGTGCTGCCCCAGGCGCTGCGGGACCGGCTGAACACCGGCGCCATCAAGCCTGACACGGAGCAGGTGGCCGATCTCTATCAGCAGCGGCTGCGGCTCGGCTGGCCGGAAGAAAAAGCGGTTCGCTGGCTGCTGAAATGTATCGACAGTTTCGAGCGGCAGCGCGCGATCGGTCCGCGTTCGCCTGAGAAACCATCCCGCCGGCCGCGGTCCCGTTCGCCGGCCGCGCATAAATTCGCGCCGGCCGTGCCAACTCACTGATAGAGTGGCCGACACCGACCCGGTGGGCGGAAATCCCGGCGCGGCTGCGCGCTGATCCGCCACCGAAGGCTCCCTATGAACGACATGGCCGGCGTGCCGGGCTTCGGTGGCCTGGGCACCACCGAGACGGTGGTCACCGTCGACCCGGATGGGGGTGTCACCATCACCGCGCCCGCGGTGCGCAAGCAGCGCGACGCCGGCAAGGGCTTCAACGAAAATCTGGCGCTGCGGGACGGTCTGGACACGGCCGGCATCGCCAATGAGCTGCTTGAAGGCGTCGAGATGGACATCAAAAGCCGCTCCGCCTTCATCCAGGGCTACACCAACGGCATGGATCTGCTGGGTTTGCAGATTGACGACGACAAAAAGGAGAAGACCAGCAAGGTCGGCCACCCGCTGCTGCTGGAAGCGGTGGTGCGCGCCCAGTCGAATGCCGGCGCGGAGCTGATGCCGGCCGGCGGACCCTGCAAAGTGCAGACTTTAGGGGGGGATACAGCGGAACTTGACGCGCTTGCCGCCGCTTTCCAGGCGGATATGAACGCATATCTGACAACTGGCGCGCCAGAATACTATCCAGACACCGATCGAGGGCTATTTTCGCTGTTTTACAGCGGAAATATGTTCAAAAAGGTCTATCAGCACCCCCTGCGCCGCCGACCTGTGTCCGAAACGGTCGGCATTGAGGATCTGATCGTATCTGAGGACGCGACCGACCTGGAAACCGCGCTCAGGGTCACCCATCGGAGCGAAATGACCGATGTGATGGTGCGGCGGATGCAGAAATTCGCCGATTGGGTGGATGAACCGCTCCCGACCGCGCAACCGACGATGGACCCGGCCAAACTGGCGCAGGGCCGGATCGCCGGCATCAGTGGGATCATGGCGCGCCCGCAGGACGTGCCGCACGAGATCTATGAGGTGACGGCGGATCTGGACCTGGGGGACTACGGCGTCTCGCTGCCCAAGGTGCCGGATCTGCCGGTGTCCTATATCGTCACATTGGACAAACAGTCGTCTAAAGTCCTCAGTTTGCGGCGTGGCTGGAAAGACGGCGACCCGCAATTCAACCGCCGCCAGCGCTTCGTGCATTACGGCATGATCCCCTCGTTTAATTTCCTCTGCCTGGGCTTCATGCACCTGCTGGGTAACCAAACGCGGGCATTACGGGGAATTTGGCGACTTTTGGTAACATCGGGGATGTATGCCAACGCGCCCGGCGGCATGAAGGCCAAGGGTGTGCGGATGTCGACCAACGATATCCGACCGGGGCCGGGCGAGTGGCCGGACATCGACATCGGTTCATTCGACGACATCCGCAAAGCGCTGATGCCGATGCCGTACAAGGATGTCTCGCCCCAATTCATGGCGCTGGCCCAGGCGATCGGCCAGGACGCGATGCGGATGGCGGGCATGGCCGAGGTGGAAGTCGGCGAGGGGCGCACCAACACGCCGGTGGGCACGATGATGTCGATGATCGAGATCAGCACGCAGACCATGAGTGCCGTCCACAAGCGGCTGCACCGTGCCCAGGCGCGCGAGCTGGCACTGTTGCGCGATTGTTTCATCGACAATCCCGAAGCGCTGAACAAGATCCCCGGTTCGGTCCGCACCTGGAGCAAGGCCGCCGAGTTCGCCAATCTGGATCTGGTGCCGGCATCCGACCCGAATGTGCCAAGCCAGATTCACCGCATCCAGCTTGCTACGGCTTTGGTCACCGTCGCCGGCACCAACCCGGATCTGTACGACCGCATCGCCGTTCACAAGAAAGCCTGGAAGACCATCGGTGTGAACGACGCCGACGCCTTCGTTTTGCCGCAGCCGGCGCCGATGCCGGCGGCTGGTGGCGGCGCCGCACCGCCCGATCCGCTGATCGGACAGGCGCGCATGGCCGAGGCGCAGGCGAAGATCGCCAAGGTCAAGCAGGACGGCATCGACATGCAGCGCAAGGCGGCCGAAGCGGAGCTGGAGAGTCAGCACCGCACCACCGAGCTGCAGGCCGAAACCGCCTCCAAACAGGCAGAGATGCAGGCGCGGCAGAACATCGCGCGGGATCAGACCGGCATCGAGGCGACGCGGCTGCAGATCGAACAGCTGCGACTGGCGGCCGAGCACAGCCGCGAGGAACGTGCCACATCGGCCGAGCACCAAACCACGCGCTACACGGCCGATGTGAAGGCGGCGAGCGACCACCATGCGGCGGAGACATCGGCCGCGTCCGCCCGGCATGTCGCCAAGCTGCAGGCCGAAAGTGCGGTGACCGCGGCGAAGGCCAGACCGAAGCCGGCGGCAAAGAAGAAATGACCACGATCCCGGAAGACGGACCAGTCAAACACACCAGACTGCCATGCTCCGCCTATGGCTGGCTGCGGCGACCAGAATTCGACAGTGAGACCGCCGATGTATGGGAGCTGCCGGACGGGAAGCTCCGCGCAGTCCCGCGCGGAATGACACCGATCATTATTGGAAAGATCGACCGATGAGCAAACTGGTTCAAGAAATTCGTCACTTCGTCCTGCAACCGGCTGCAGCCGGCGCCAGTCACCACGACATCGCCGAGGAAGCCATGCGGCTCGCCAAGGGCGGCCACATCGTCAGCCTGGAGCTGCCCGGCGGCACCGCCGTGGTCACCCCCGCCCACACCCACGATGAGGCCGTGGCGATCGTCGGCGACGTGATGCCGAAGGTGAAGGCGGACAAGCCCACAAAAGGAAACTGAAGATGAAGCAAGGCAACCACTCGGCGAAAGCCGACTCGCTGTTGAGTCGGCTCGGTTACGGCAAGAGCGGCCCGCTGGACACCACGCACGCCTCCAAGGCGCGCGAAGAACGCGCCGACCCGATGGAACGCGCCCGTGGCGGGCGGACCAGCAAGCATGGCGGCAAGACCACCGTCAACGTCGTCGTCGGCCATCCGGGTGGCCCGCCGCCCGGTGGTCCGCCGGGGATGCCACCGGGGATGCCACCGCGTCCGCCCATGGCGATGCCGCCTGGGGCCGGTGGCCCGCCGCCCGGCCCGCCGCCCGGTGGTCCGCCGGGGATGCCACCGGGGATCGGCGGCCCACCGGTCATGAAGCCGCCCGGCATGAAGCGCGGTGGTGGCGTTGGTCTGAAAAAGGGCGGGTCGGGCAGTGCGTCCGGCCGGCTGGCAAAGATCAAGATGTACGGCAAGCGGGGTGGCTGATGCCCTTTCCGACCGATTCCCACGCGCTGCGTACCTACTATGACCCGTCGCTGTGGGACCGGCTGGTGGAGCGCATCCGCGAAGAGGATGCCGCCAAAAAGAAACGTTTGATTGACGGAAAATGGAAAACGCTGGAAGAAGCACGTGAAATCATTGGATTTCTTCAGGCAATAGACTGGCTTTTTGCCACCGCTAACGATCTGACGCGGATCGAAGACGCGCCGCAGGACGACCCGGAAGACTAATCCGGCTCTCCTGCCGCCGTCCGTCTGACGCGGATCATTAACCCTAACCGTTAGGTTAATGATCATGGCGCACGCCATTTCGATGGTGCATGACGAAGATCCGAAAGACTCCATTCTTCGTGAAATAACCCCGTTTCTGGACAACGTGACAGTGCTGGGGGCCAGGGTACTGGTCGCCGTCTACGTCCGGCCGAAGTCGACCGCGGGCGGTATCTACCTGCCCGACAAGACGATCGACGAGGACAAGTATCAGGGCAAGGTCGGTCTGGTGGTCGGGCTGGGGCCGATCGCCTTCGCCGACGACGACACCCACCGTTTCGGCGCGGTAAAGCCCAAGGTCGGCGACTGGATCGTGTTTTCGGTCGGCGACACCTTCGGCCTGGAAATCGGCAAACGGCGCTGTCGGTCGATCGAGGATGTCGACGTTCATCTGATCCTGCCGCGGCCGGACATGATCCTTTGACGTTGGAACAGCACCTCGCGCTCTGCATGCAGCAGACCGCCCTGCAGCCCGGCATCACGTGTCAGGCGACAGATGACCTCGCCACCGCACTGACCGAAGACCCGGAGCTGGCGAACCACGCCCGCGTCGTCCTGGCCGCCGGTGCCGGTCTGGAACAACGCGACCACATCGCGCGCTGGCGCAACGCGGTTCTCCGCCGCTCACTGGGGGAGGCCGGCAATGTCTGACGCCATTGACGACGACGACGATATCCGCCCCTCCGACGGCCACGTAAACGGCGGCACGGTCTCTGACGAAGACGTGCGGGCGATGCTGGCGACCGAACAGCGGGCGACCCGCGCGCTGAAGCTGCAGCTGGAAACCGAGCGAAGCGGGCGCAGCCGTGCCGAGGCGCAGGTGACCAATGCAACATCGGCGCGGTTTGAGTCCGAGGAACAGGCGGTCACCACCCGGCTGGAGGCGGCTGACGCCCAGGGGCTGGTGCTGCGCCGGCAGCTGGCCGACGCGATGGCAGAAGGCCGCTTCGATGAGGTGGCCGAAGTACAGGACAATCTGGCCGAGCTGCGCGCCAGACAGCACAGCGACAAGCAGTACAAGGTGTGGCTGGCCGGCGAAAAGCTCCGCGTCGCCAAGGCACCCGAACCAGCGTCCGATACGGTCGACCTCAGTAGCTACAGCAAGGCCCAACGCGCCTGGATCAAGAAAAACCCGGATTTCATGGACGATCCGGCGGTGCGGCAGAAGACCTTTGCCGGACATCAGATCGCCCTGGCGGAAGGGATCGCCGTCGATTCGCCCGAATATTTCGAGATTATCGACGAGACCGTGGCGCGGGGGGCGGCCCAGCGGCGGCCCGCGCAGGACGATCCCGAGCCGATCGACCCGCCGCGGCGGCGGCAGGACCCGACCGACATGCCGGTCACCCGCCGGGCGCAGGTGGCCCAGCCGACCGCCGCCAAGCAGGTGCGGCTGACCGCCGATCAGATGGAGGCGGCCGACATTACATGCCCGGACATCCCCGTGCAGGGGCACAAAGACCCAAGCGGCAACTGGGTGCCCGGCCGCTACGAGCGATACGTGCTGCAGATGGCGGCGCTGAAAAGGCGGACAGGCGGATGAACATCATCCCAAGCGGCGAGCGGGTGACGCTGGAAGAAATCGAATCGCGCATCGCCAACGAAGAATATCTTCGCTACAACAAAACGATCACGGTCTGCAATCTGACCCTGGACAACGGCTTTTCGGTCCGCGGCGAGTCCGGCTGCGTGTCGGAAGAAACCTTCAACCGCAGCATCGGCGAGCGGCTGGCCCGCCAGCAAGCCGTCAACAAGCTCTGGAAGCTGTTCGGTTTCCTGTTGGCGGAGACACGATACCGGCGCGATCGCGCCGCTTGAAAGGCACCCGATGACAGTCCCCCCTCGCGCCGCCCAGCGCAGCGAGCAGCGCGTGCCGCAGCGCTTTATTCTGCGCACCGGATCGAACAGGTTCGATTTCGACCAGAACGTCATTCCGAACGGCCAGACCTATGAGTGGAAACGCAAGACGATGTTCGGCCAGGAGGATCAGGAAAATCTTATCAACCTCGAACAGAACGGATGGACGCCGGTGCCGGCTGATAGGCATCCGGAATTGATGGGACGGCGAGCCGTTGCGGGTGCGGAGATCTGCCGCGGCGGGCTGGTGTTGATGGAGCGGCCGACCGAGATCACCGACGAAGCGCGGGATTTGGACACGTTTGCCGCCAGAAATCAGGTAGCGACCCAGGTGCAGCGACTGGGGCTGGAGGGTCGCCGGTCAGCCGGAAAAGGCATTAAGACCTCGTATCACGCTCCCAACGAGAGTCAAACCGTGCCAGACTGATCGCCTAACGAATGGGTGGACGGCGCGATGCTGAAAGCGGAACAAAGCGATGCTGTGGATTTGTCGGCGGATCTGTTTATTTGTCCCATATGCTTTACCGGCTCGTCTGATCCGTCTGATAAACGCAACCGCTTTTGCGGGTTTTGTGGGTTTGTGGATAGTGTGATCGCCGCCAACGCGCGCTGGCGGAGACGACATGGACCAACTCAGGAAGAAATTGCAGCTATCGAAGCGGCAGGCGCATCCGCTGGATGACGTGATGCCGCGGGAGCTGGTGCGCGTGGTCGCACCGCACTTCGTCGCCGGCCTGGAGATGGCCGGCGAACTGTGCGTGCGCGC